ATACTCTTGTCGATATTTTCGTTAAAGTCCAAAATGGATTTGAGCTTAACGAGTTGCACGACGTTGCTATAAGTAATCTCTCTGATGGTCAAGTCCTCACATGGGAAAATTCAACACAACTTTGGAAGAACAAAGTTGTGTCTGTTGGTTCCAGTATCTATTCAGACTCACTCAATGTAACTTACGGTGGGAACTATCCAATTACGGGTCGTGCGATCTTGACGACCCCGCAGAGAAATGACGCACTGATCGGTGCGACAAGCGGATCTCAGTCAATGACTGCTCGTACAGGCAAGTGGATTGAAGGTTTTACCTACGATAACTTCAACAATAGAGTGATCGATGGGATGACGTCCATCTCTTTTCCTGATCTAGTTGGGGCTACAGGTACTATATCTATTGGTACTGTTGTTACCAACTCATCAATTAGCTGCACTTCGATCAGTTTCCCTGAATTGAAAGTAGCTGGTACTTTACTAACCGCTAGCTCCACAGTTTTATCATCATTAAGTTTTCCTAAATTAGAAGTCATAACTAGTGGATTAACTATTGGTCAGGCTCCGGCAACAACACTTGATTTTCCAGAGTTGAAATCGTTAGGTAGCACATTCACATTTGGATCTTTTACTAGTGCTATATTTTCGTCGTTGACGTCAATAACTTTTCCGAAACTGGTTTATGCAGGTAATTTTGGGTTATATAATGCTGGCTCAAATCTTAATATACCCAATTTAACAAGTTTTTCTGTCCCACTTCTCGCTGAATCCAATTCAATTACAGCAGTTGGAGGAACCCTTGCAAAACTTAAAACAGTAAATTATCCAGCATTAAAAGATGTCGCTTCTTTTTTTGCATTATCTAATGGGGGAGCGAACGCAGTTAATTCAGTTGATTTTTCTTCGTTGGAAAACATTGGAACTACGGCTAACTTGTTAAGTGGCTCAAGTTCATTAGCTAGCTTGGATTCAGTAAGTTATCCGGCTCTGAGAAATGTTGGAGATAACCTGAGCATTTCAAGTGGTCTTAACTCAAACGCTGGAACAACAAGTGTACTTGTTGGCCCAAACTTAAAACACGTTAACGGCAACATTAGTGTTGGAGCCACTAGACTTGATGCACATCTTAATTGGGTTGCAAGTACCCGTTATGTAGCTTATCTAAGTCTAGACATACCCGCTTCATCATTTGTTGTATCAAACTCATCCTCAACTGTTACAGTAACAAGTAACAATCACGGATTAGCGGCTGGAGACATAATTACGATTACTGGCTTGGATGGGTCAGTTGTATCTATCCATCCTGCAAACGCAAATAGAGCTACAGTAGCTACGGCAGATGCAAATACTTTTACATATTCGGGTACAAATTCAACATCGACAATACCAGCGGGAACCGCACTTGTCCAACGTGAGGCATCGACAGTATTGCCGACTGGTAAAAATGGTCGAAAGTACATTGCTACAACTAACGGATCTTCCGGTTCCACTGAACCAACATGGCCTACTACATTGGGAGCTACTATAGCTGATTCTGGAGTCACATGGCGTTGTGTCGAACGATCACACGAAAATCTATTGTCACGATTTGAAGCTCTTAATGGCACGAATGACACCTATACATACGGAGCGAATAGGCTCATAACTTTCAGCACTGGGCAAAGTATTACTGGCGCGGCTGCTATTGCAGTAACTACTGGAGTAGTTACTGCTAATGCTCACGGTCTAACTACTGGAACTCAAATTATGATTTCAGGTGGAACGTTAACCGCACTACCGTACAATGGAATTTGGACAATTACTGTTACCGGAATAAACACCTTTACTCTGAATGAGCTTAGCGGTTCTGGATGGACTCCAGTTGCGGCGAGTGGTATTACTGTAAGTTTAGGTTCGCCTCAATTTAGTGGTAATGTAAAAGTTCCTACCAGCATTGCATCTACTGCTGCTGATGTTCACCATGTACTTAGCTCAACAGGATTAGCTAACGTAAACTCTTCCCCTGGGACTGCCCTTCCTGTTTTTGTCGCCGGAGTCTACTACGATAAAGGAAACCTAACAAATGGCTTCAAGCGATACGAGTGTGCCGAGAACAGTTGGTCAATCTGGTATTCGACTGGTTTGAAAAGGTGGGCGATTACTCCTAACTCTGTCGTCGGAACGGATGCCCAAGTTTCAAATTATGCGTATACGCAAGCCGGAGTTCCAATCAGTTCAATCTCTGCAACAGGAAATCCGTGTACAATCACTACTTCTGCAAATCACGGTTATAGTGGTTCAAACGGTTCACGATTTACAGTTCTTATCGAGGGCAACTCTAATACATCAGTTAATGGGTTATGGACTGCTACTTACAATAACGTAACTACCAACTTTACAATTCCAGTTAGCATAATTGCTGCTGGAACAGGAGGTACTGTTACGGTCCTTAATCAATCATTCGTGAACGGGCCGTTATTGTCTTCAACAGTTAGTGCTCCAGTGCAAGCTGCTTTGATGACTGTTAATATGCCGACTCACGGATACTCCAATGGAGACTTCGTACAATGCAGCGGGGCACAGGGAACTCATGCCCTCTCCATTAACAACTTGAATACGGCTTTTGCGAATAACGCCAATAACAGTGCGATTACAGTTACTGATTCTAGTAATTTTACGTTTATTCGGCACGGAAGCACCCAGCCATTTATCGGTACGCTAACGCTAACGCAACAACCTCTTATCCGCAGGAGCAGTAACGCTACCGAAGGCTTTAATCTTACGAATAAACTACGCGCTCGCGGGGTTACTACTTCAATGCTTGGAATGGTTTAACCTTAAAACACTATGACTTACTACCGCTACGAACGAAACGAAAAAGAGGTGACGCTATGGCTTGCTTCCGGCAGCACTGGTTGGTCTCTCGAAGACTGCCTCAAAGAACTCGATGAATTGGGAATCTCCTACAACATCGAAGACATTCCCGCTGAAGAAAATCCAACTCATTTGTCACAAAATGAATCCATTTGACAATTTTAATCTAGCAGGTAAAGGTGTTGTAGGTGTTACTGCTCCAATCGCAAGTATTTTGGCAACGATACCAAACGAATTGAATCCTTATCTTCAGACAATCGCATTGCTTGCTGGTATTACTGTTTCAATTCTGTCTGCATTATCCATAATCAAGAAGAATCTAAAATGAAATTATTATTCAGCTATCTTCAACAGGAATCCACATGGCGTGGGATTATTCAGCTTGCAACTGCGATTGGTATCGCACTTAATCCAGCACAAGCAGCTTCTCTTATTGCAGGTGGCACTGCTCTTGTCGGTGTCATCAATGCATTTAAGAAAGACTGATGTCGTATAAGAAATTTCTAATCTGTGGCGATTCTCATGGTGATCTTGTTTGCGATAAGGCTAAGAAGAAGTTCTTAGCATTCAAGCAGGATTTTCAACCTCATTATTCGGTACATTTAGGCGACCTTTGGGACTTCTCGCCTCTTAGGCGAGGAGCAAGTCAGGAGGAGAAGGTGTGCGGTATAACAGATGACTACACTGCTGGGATTGAGTTTCTAGATGAGTATCGTCCAAACTACCTTACGCTTGGGAATCACGATGATCGTATCTGGATGAATTCAACTCATTGTGCTGATGGAATCCTACGTGAACGATGCAACCAGCTTGCAAATGCATCTGAGGTTGAGTTCAAGAAAAGGAATATCAAGTGGGTTCCATACCATGTATCACGCTTCTTGCAGCTACCAGAAGGTGGACCAAAACTTATCCATGGATTCCGCGCTACGATGTATCCTGCTAAAGCTCATTTCGAGAACTGGGGTCCAAGCATCTGTGGTCACGTCCACAAGCCTGACTCCTATGTTGCTCGTCATATCGATGGTCAGGCATCACACTCGGTAGGATGCCTTGCCGATATTAGCAAGATGTCTTACGCAGATAGGACTCCTGCTAAACTTGCTTGGAGGCAAGGATGGATGTATGGATTCATCTCGCAGAAGACCGGGAAGTGGAGTGCATATCACGTTATCAATGAGAATGGCGTTTGGATCTCCCCTATGGGCATCTTGTGAAAATTTTATATCGAATTATACATGAATTTGAGTATAATTGCTTCCTATGAATAAGCTGAATGACAATATCAATAGTGCCATCAGTAGTCTTGAATGGGCTATTGCTCGAAATAATTATACTCCTCGTTCTTCTGATGAGTTCACAGCAAAAGAGTTTTCTGAGAATACTAATATCTCTCAAAGAATGTCATTGCAAATACTCGATAATATGGTTCAGGAAAAACTTCTTTCTAGCAGGAAAATGCCTGTAAATGGTAAATCAACTAACCTATACAAGAAATGCTGTCATCAAGAATAATCGATATTGCTGAATCACAAGTCGGAGTTAAAGAGACTCGTCCTAATGGCGGGAAAATGATTGAGGCATACCAAAAAGCAACATGGTTGCCAGTTGGTCCTTGGCCTTGGTGTGCTGCTTTTGTCTGCTGGTGCATTAAGAATGCCATGGCAGATAAAGACTACACTTTTACTCGACCAGCAACTGCTGGTGCATGGGACTTTGAGAAGTGGTGCAAATCAGTTGATAACTCTGCGCTCTTAAGGAAACCTCACAATGGCGATATTAAAGCAGGAGACATCGTGATCTACACGTTCTCGCATATTGGCATTGCCGTCTCTGACGTGGACAAGCAAGGAATTGTCCAGACAGTCGAGGGTAATACCAATAGCGATGGTGCAAGAGAGGGAGATGGAGTTTACCGGAAACGCCGCAACATCTCGCAGATCCGCTCCATCATCCGTTTTACTGTCTAGCCATTGTCTGGAGTGCCTTCAGCGCACCCATCAGACCAGTCTGGATGTTGGTCTTCTCGCGTAGTGCCTCGGCTACTGCATCGTCGATCGTGTTGGGTGATACCAACCGATAGATCAACGTCTCTGCTGATTGACCCGTTCTGATAAGCCGGGCATTAGTCTGAAGGTACGTCTCGTTTGAGTACGTTAGCGTGAACCAAACCGCGATGCGTCCAGACTTCTGTAGCCCATCAATGCCGTGTGATAATGACCTTGGATCTGCGACCCATGTATGGATCTCCCCACGTTGCCATGCATCTAGACGTTTCTCATTGAACATCTCAGCACCATCGATAGCAGCTAGAATGCGAACTGACTCATGCTTAAATGCAGTTAGAACTAAGATCGGCTCAGTACCATGCTGCTTGCGTAGCTTCTTTAGAGCATCGATCTTGGCATCGTGGATATGGATAATCTCCTTCTCTTCTCCATAGACTGCACCACCAGTTATCTGGAGCAATTTTCCACATAGTGTAGCAGCATTAAGTGCGACGATCTCCTTGTCCTTGATTTCAATCAGCAGTTCCTTCTCTAGCTCCCTATACTTCTTCCTAGCTTCTGCTGGTAGGACAACTGGAATATCCATAACGGATGATGCAGGTAGATCGCTATCATCTCCAGTTATTACTAAGCATAGGTCGCTGAGAAGATTATCGATCTGTTCTTTTGCACCGCTCCTAAGTTTGAAGGAATACCCCATGAAATCAGCTTGATAGAAGAACTCGTTCTTATAGGCTGAGAATGACTTTCCTAGTCGTTGACCATCGTCAAGCAGTCTAATCTGTCCGTATAAGTCTAGGTAGTCGTTAGGGATCGGTGTGCCAGTCAGACCAATGCGATGGTCAAACTTCTTGAGATGCCGACGAAGCACCTTGAACCGCTTGCTTGTTGGGTTCTTGGCAAGACTAAGCTCGTCGATTACGATCGTGTTTACTGGCAGAGTTTTGCGTTTGAACAATGCCTCCTCTTTGTTGAGTAGCATCTCTGAGTTGATGATGTAGACATCCGCAGATCCATCCTCCCATGCTTGCATCCCTTCCTTGGTGCGTAGCTGGGCGATCTTCATCCAACTAGAATGGTTCCATCTGGCGATCTGCATCGGCCAAGTGATCGAGCAGACGCGCAGGGGCGCGACGATAAGCGCACCCCTGCTGACTCCTGCTGCCATCAAACCATCCAGTACCTTCAGCGTACAGACTGTTTTTCCTTTTCCCGGAGAGACGAATAATGCCGACGACTTTCGTTGTAGACACCAATCGATCATCGATGGCTGGTACGGGAATGGTTTGAATTCTTGACTCATAGGTTGTTTAGTAACATTCGTTGTGCTATCTCAATAGAGTCGGTGTATTCAGCGAAGAATCCATCGGCTCGTCGTTCTTCTAGGAATCGTTCTTGCAGCTTAGTTGGTTTCTTTCCCCAAGCCTTGAACTCGATGAAGATCACCTTCCCATTTCGCATGAACATCCGATCAGCCTTACCTCGATCGCTTGATCCAGACAGCTTTAGCGTTGCTATGCCGTTCTTTTTGGCGAATGCACAGACTGCTCGTTCAATGTGTGACTCACTCATTGGCATCCTTTACGAACATTCCATTCTCCATCTTACCAGTGCGCTTCTTAATTACATCGTAGGCGATATTGGCACATTCTTCTATCGTTGTTCCTGCTCGTTCAGCAAGCAGTACCAGTACTACGAAGCAATCACCAATTCCATCTAGCATTCCATTAAAGTCCTTCGCTAGATGTGCATCAACGATCTCAAGGTATTCTTCTCGCAACTTATCGATCTGCCCTGAGACAGTTCCCGTTCCATCTGGTCCGGTAATTCCTTTTTCGATTCCCCATTTTCTAATATCTTCAATTAGTATGTTCATTATTTTCGTTTGCTAGTTGTATAAGTAGATCAATTTCGTGTTTTGCTTTCTCCAGATCCTCTATGCCGTTCTTGTTCTTCCATCGGCAGATGCGTTTGATGACGCATCCTTCGAGGAATGACAAGTTATTTTTCTCGATGAACTCGACTGGTTGGATCGGCAGTAGCTTGTAATGGCTACCTCCTACTTGGTTGTTTAGTGCTTCCATAAATTGACTTACCAAATGTTCAGGTTACGGGCGCAGTTGGCTATGATGAAGGCACAAGCGGTTGATTGCAGCAGATAATATAAGATCTTGATTAGTGTTTTCATTTGGTTAGTTACCGTATTCGGAGAGTCCGTGTTCTTGTAGCAGGGTGAGTTGTTTAGCTATTAGTTTCTCTTGTGCAACGGCTAGTTGCTTCCAGTTATCAAGATCTTTTACAAGTATTCCGTGACTTCTTTTCCAGATGTTAACTTGTTCTTCAAAGTCTTTGGCTCGTTCTTCTGCTTTGTCGCGTTCGCGTTCAAGTTTACGGGTAAATTCAGCAAGCGCGTTCTCAAAATGTGGATGATCGTAGCAAGCGATACGATTCCATTCTCCATCCGTCTCTGGTGTATCATTCATTGTTTTTACTGTTTAAGTATTGAGGTGATTACTGCTGCCGTAGTGCAGATCATTACGACGCAGAATACGGTTGCTGCTAATGTGTTTGGGTCAGTCATTCCGGTTTCAGGGTTCGGGCTTCAAGCATTGCGTCTGCCATTATATACGAGTTGTTAGCTAAGTCTTTAGGTGTGTCGTTATTGTGACTGTTGGTCAGTATTGCGATCAGTGCCTGCCCAGCAAAGTAATCGCGCAGTGAGATGCCTTCAAATACAAATGGCAATTTATTTACTGGAGTAGTTGTTTTTGTTTCGGTAAACATATTGTTGTTTGTTAAAGCACCTCCTGCACCGTGATGCGTTTTCCTTCTAATGGGTGAATTACAGTTTCAATCGGAAACATAACTCCTGATGGTATGAGCCACATCTCAAACGTGCGCGGCTCTGGCTTGATGCGGTAGCATTCTATTGGCCCATTAAAAACAATCTCTGCCTCTTCATACCAATCGCTATCGATTTTGTATCTTGATTGAATCCGCTTCCCATCGGCTAAAGCCCGCACTAATGGCAGGTATTCGTGTGCGTTGTGTGCGTTCATTTTTCTGAGGTTGTTATTAAGAAGTATACGATGTTCGCGAGAACGGATAGTGAGAATGCAAACACTATCCAAAAGGGAAGATTGTTATTCATGATAGTATCTCTTGTACTTTAATTTGTTTCCAGTTTTTCCGATAGAAGTCGTTCGGCCAGCTTGTCCTTAAGTCGCCGACT